CGAGAAGGAAGTCACAAAAGCTGCGCCTGAGAAGAAAGAACCGGAACCTGCTGCTCCTGCGAAACCTCAATCGCCAAAACCTTTACCGCCTCCGCCTACCGAACTTGATGGCCGGAGGGCTGCATCGGGAGACGATGCAGAGAAGGCTTTGGGCAGAGGCGACGTGGCCACGTATATGCGCCTGAAAAACGCAGAAGACCTAAAGGCCGCTCGTAGATAAAAGGACAGCTCCTCAATGGCTACTCCAAACACCTTTCAATTCGTAGATTGGGTTGCGGCTGAGAGTCTGCGTATGCTGCTGAACAAGCTAGTATACGCGCAGTTTGCAACTCATAAATACGAAAAAGAATATGAGCGCGAGTTCGCGGTGGGTGAAACCGTCCGCGTGAAACTCCCGCAGCGCTGGTTAGTTACTTCTGGCCTAGCGTTTCAACCTCAACCTATCAACCGCATTTACACGACCGTCAGCGTGAATCAAATCTTCGGCATCCATTTCCAAGTGGATTCCGTCGAGCGTGCCCTGAAGATGGAACGCGGGCGCGAATGGTTCAAGGAAGAGTACATCGACAAGCTGATGGCGAAACTTGCGAACGAAATCGACCGCCGCTTTGCTCTGTTCGCCATGCAGAATACGTCAAACATCGTTGGGCAATTGGGCGTAGACCCGACTTCGATGGTGACGTTTCAGCAGGCACGGCAGAGACTGATTGAGCAGGGATGTCCGCAGGATGAAGAGTGGGGCATGATCTATCCACCCTCTGTAGGCACCTCGCTGATTCCGGCGTTAGCTTCATTCTTCAATCCGACGAGCGAAATCAGCCGGCAGTACAAGCAAGGCTCGATGGGCAAGATGTCGGGTTTTGACTGGTATGAGTCAGTCAATAACTGGCGGCAGACAGCCGGAACGATTGCCGGAGCATTGACAGTCAATGGCGCAGGGCAGCAAGGCTCTACGCTGGCAATCAATTGCACGGCAGGCGACACATTCAACCAAGGCGACATTTTCAACATCGCTAACGTGAATGCAGTCAATCCCGAGAACCTGGCGAACATCAGCAATACGCTGAAGCAGTTTGTGGTCACCCAGAACTTCGTGGGTTTGGGCGGCGGCAATGCGGCAGACGTATTGAATATTTCGCCTGCGATCTTCGGGCCGGGCTCGCAGTATCAAAACGTAGATTCGCTGCCAGCGAATCTGGCAACGATCACGCCATTCCCCGGCACGACGGCTCCCAATGGAAAGTCTTCGGCGCAGGGCATGGCAATCACCAAGGACGCCTTTGCGATGGTAGGCGTTCCGCTGGAAATCCCGAAGGCGTGCGAATGGTCGGCAAGAGCGACAGACCCGGATACGGGCATCTCGATTGCTCTGCTGGAAATGTTCGATCCAATCGAGCGCAAGAAAGTAACTAGGGCCGACGTGCTGATGGGGTTTGGCGCGTTGTACCCAGACAATTGCGCCGTGAGGATTGCTTGCAGTTAGGAGCAAACACAACCATGAAAAACTACACTTACAAAACGCTGATTTTCGTGGCCGCTCTCCTGATTGCAGGCGCGGTCCCTGTCTTCGCGCAGCAGCAAGGGGCGCAGACGCTTTCGACGACAACACTCTCGGCGGCAATCCCGGCTGTCTTCAGTTCGGGTACGGCGCCGCTGACCTCAAACATCTGCCTTGCTTCAATCTCTAACGTTACGGCAACGGCTTCTGTCCAGACGGTACTCTGGGTGGATACCGAGGCAATGACGGTAGTGACGAATACCGTTCCGCCTGCAGGTACTTGCTTTACTGTCTCCCGAGGCACGAATGGAACTAAAGCAGAAGGCCATCAGTCCGGCAGAACGGTTTATGTCAGTCGCCCGAATCTGTTTCAGGGCTATGACATTGCTGGAACCTGCTGGGCGAGTGCGACGGGTCTCTCTACTTCTCCTGCGCAGCTTTATCCGATACTGCCTTGGATCAACCTCGGCAGCGGTCACCGCTTCGATTGCAAAGCTGACGGAAACTGGTTTCATTCCGGAACTGGTTCTCAGGGCAGCGCGGCAGTTACGGCGGCCGCCGGCTTCTGTACGGGGATAGTAGGCTCGGCAGAGACGGAGTTCCTGAATGGGGCAGCCTGTTCGGGAGCAACTACGGCAACGTACCGCTATACCGTCGCAACGAACGGCGAGATAGCGAATTTGCGGGTATTTTCCAGCGCCGCCGTAACAGGCGGCACAGGCAAGGACGTGCTGACTGTATTCAAGAATGGCTCAGCCACAACGCTCACTTGTACGATTGCTGCCTCGGGAACATCTTGCAGCGATTCTACCAATGGGGCGGCTGTGGTTGCAGGCGATGTCTTGACATTCCAGTTTGTCACGGCAACCTCGGATGCGGCGGCGAATGTTTCCGCATCCGTTGGGCTGTACGGGCAATAACCTCGCAGGGCCGGAGGCTTCGGTCTTCGGCCCTAGTGTTCAAAAAGGAGACATGATGGCAACCGCAGGAATGAATTATGACGAGCTTCAGCTTCGCAAGAAACTGCTGCTTGAATCGCTGCAAGAGACCGCGAATGAACTGTTGAATCGCAACGAAGTGCAAGGTGTAATGGATATTCACCACCCCGAACGCTCTCCTGGCTGGAAGCCTTACCGCTTTCAGGAATTTCCGAAGATGATGTATCACCCAGTCAAACTCGATCAGGCAATCGAAGCAAAGCGTCTCGGCATCCGCCGCAGGAATGAAGCGAATCCTAATCTCGCGCCTCTCGACCTACCTGCTCAGGAGCCATTGAAGCTCATCGTCCAAAACAAGGAAGACGAAGAGAAGGCAATGACGCAGGGCTACGTGAAAGTTCCGCCGCAGTTGGCGCGAAGCGAAGAGGAAGCTCATGCGGAGAAACTAGCGGCCGATCCATTAGCTGCTTCAATGGGCGAGGAGCCAAAGAAAGGAAAAGCGAAATGACATTCTCTGGAAACGTGAATAGCCTCAGCCGCGAAGAGGTTCTTGGATCTCATCTCGAACCGGACAAGCAACCGAAACCGCCCGCTCCGAAAGTTGAGCTATCGAAGGCCGAGACTGAATTATCAAAGCTCAAGGCTTTTCTGATGGAAAACTTCAAAAACGAAACTGGAGACGAAACTCCTGTTGACTGCGCGATCCGGCTGCTCGGAAAAACGAAGAAGAAATAGAAGGCGGATGTGAAACATGCACGACTGCTGTTCATCGTCAAGTATCGTGAAAATTATGATGGCTCCTGCGGCTATGACGGTACGCCGTACTCTTTCGGGGGCCTCTACTACTCTGCCTTGCTCGTCGTCGAGATGCTCAACGCCTTGGGCATCTGGGCAAAGCTAGTACAGGTATGCGACAACAACAATATCGACGCGGCTGTAGCGGCATGGAAGCCTACGGTAGTAATTATCGAGGGCCTTTGGGTTGTGCCTTCAAAGTTCGCCGTACTCCAACCGCTGCATCCCTCGGTTCAATGGGTCGTTCGCTGCCACTCCGAGATTCCTTTCCTTGCCTATGAGGGCATCGCAATGGAATGGCTGATTGATTACGTGAGTTACCGCAACGTCAGCATTGCAAGCAATTCGCAGTACGGAACGCGAGACTTCGATTCGATTATTTCAGCGGCAAATCCTGAATGGACGCAGAGGGAGGTTGAAGCAAAGGTGAAATATCTGCCTAACTGGTACGACTCAAGGCCGATCGGCTTAGGCAAACGTCTGCCCGATGGCTTTCTTGATGTTGGCTGCTTTGGGGCGATTCGTCCGCTGAAGAATCAACTCATTCAAGCAGTTGCTGCGGTCGAGTTTGCGCGATTGCAGGCAAAGCCTCTGCGCTTTCATGTGAACGAACGAACCGAGCAGAATGGCGATGCCGTACTGAAGAACCTGCAAACTCTGATGACGAAGACGGGCAATCAGTTAGTCATTCACAAGTGGAAGGTGCGGCCTGAATTCCTAGCGGGCATGTCCGCAATGGATGTAGGGATGCAGGTATCGTTTTCGGAGACCTTCGACATCACAGCAGCGGATACCGCAGCTTTGGGGATTCCGCTTGTGACCTCAAATGCAATTGTCTGGTCTACGCCGCTATCACAGGCTGACACCTCGAATGCAGCGAGCATCCTTGCAAAGCTCATGTTAGTTACAGGGCAGCGTAAGCGTGAAATCATCGGCCTCAACCTCGATGGCCTGCAAGATTTTACCGCTGAATCTGAAGAGGTCTGGAAACAGTTCGCTCACGCCTGATGCCGATTACTCCGCCAACTTCCGAAACTGCAATCAACTACACCTGCCTCGACATCATTGCAGATGCTTTGATTGAGATCGGTATGCTCGCACCGGGCGAAACTCCTGATCCTGAAACCGGACAGTGGGCCTTCAGGAAAATCAACTATCTGCTCGATACATGGGCAACGAAAAAGAATTACGTCTATGCCCAGAATCTTGCAATCTACACGCTGGTTCCGAATCAATCTCCGCATTTCATTGGACCTGCTCCGGGAGCGCAATTCAGCGTTCCGCAGCGTCCGGTGAAGATTGTTAGGGCCACGGTGATCTTAAACAATACGCCTCAGCCCTTTGTATCCATTCCGCTAACCTTGCGCGACGAGCAATG